ACTACAACAATTAGAAAGCATGGCTTCAGGTATCGAAGGCTTGCGTGCTGAGCTACAACATGTGAAGGACCAGCTAACCGAACTTAAAGCTAAGGAAGATAGAGTTCAAGATATAAAAGCGTGGAAAGAGAAGATTGACGAGGTAGCATCTCCGACACAATTACAGATTAAATTTGAGGAAGTCGAAGAACTTAAGGAATTTAAAACAAAGGCAGTCACCATGTTCATGGTCGTACAGGGTCTTATGGGAATTGCCATGGCTATTGCTCTAGACATATTTTAATATTTGACAAACTATTAAAAACTGTTATATACTATATGTGAATAATTTTCAAAAAGGCGATCTAGTCGCGAAGGTATATCAAACCAATACCGAGGAGATCCGGCTGCAGATGGGTATCATTATAAAGTCTACAAAAGCATGCTTTACGATAAACTGGCTGTCTTATAACAAAACTTTTTTCATGGAAAAAGAAGGAGATATGTTTAATCATTTAAATAATTCTCATCTTTTAGGTTGTGAAGCCTACAAACACGAGGCCATTAATCCATTTTTGACGTTGTTGAATTCTAATTATAAACATGGAAAGCGAAGGCGACAAACTCGAAAAAAGACTAAAAATGATTATTCGTCAATTTAGCGGAGATGTTAAAAATGTCGACGGAGAGATGATACCCGAAGTAGCGATAAAAGGCAATTCGGGTGTGATCTATTGCTTCTCTCCAGCTAAAAAGAAAATGATAAGAGTGCATCGGGGAACCAAGGCTTTTATTTTATCTCCTGAATCTGAACTTAAAAATGAAAAGATCTTAATTTATACTTTTGATGGTAAAATTGTAGAAATCAATTATGATGAATTGATAGAAACTGGATTTGATTAAAAATGTTATTTACATTCAATTATTTTTGGAAATTTCTTATATTACTAGTCGCATCGTGGGCTGCTTTTGCTTTGGTTGGATACGAATTCACCATGGTGACAATCGTGTCTCTATTATTGGCTTTGACTATTATGAAACAAAACCAAGCTGACTAGAAAGAAATATATTTTTTCTCTATTTATAGGCATGCCTAAAGATAGCACGCCAAAAAAGAGAAATTACTATAGATCACACGGGAACACCTCAGTTGTAACCTCTAATGCGTTTTTAGTGAGATATGTTAATAACGAGACTACCAGCCACCCCTGCGAAGGTCCTTTTACCGATCGTGATGATGCCATTGCTGCATCGATCGAGTATTTAAAGAAGGGAATCTGTTCGTGGGTGGTAAGTTATAATGATTAGCAAAGATACCTTTGGGGAATTACTTTCTAAAGATTTTCAAGTTGGCGATATCGTAGAATGGTCAAAGTGGAATTCACAAAATGAAGCTTACGATCCTCAATATGGTATTTTAATAGAACTACACGACAAGCTGATGTCCAACAGAATAGTGTCTGTTGCAAGGGTAATGTCTCTTGGAGATGATAAAACAGAGCGAGAATTCTTTACTTTAAGTCTGAAATTGGTCTCCCGAAACCGGCAAGACGAAACCACATAAGTTGATCTCAAGAAAGAGATTTTAATAACTATTTATATTGAATTGTGAGATTTTTATATGATTGACACTTTAATGCCGCTAATAAAAAAATTTATTCCTTTTGCACAAAAAAGAATGGGTTTTAAAAAAGCGCCTAAGTTATTTCTAAAAAACGATTTTGAAAATGCTAAAAACCCATTAGGCAAAACAGCCTACTATAATCCAGAGGAAAAGTCTGTTACAATCTATGTATCCGGCAGGCACCCAAAGGATGTAATGAGGTCTCTGTCCCACGAATTGGTGCACCATTGTCAGAATTGTAGAGGGGATTTCAGTAATTCATCAGATATGGGAGCAGGATATGCTCAAAACGATAAACATTTACGCAAAATGGAACAAGAAGCGTATGAAAAAGGAAATATGTGCTTCAGAGACTGGGAAGACAGTATAAAGAGTACTATTTATTACGAACATCTACAAAAAGGAGACAAAAAGATGTCTATTAAAGATTGGAAAAACAAGGAAATCTCCGGCTTACTAGCAGAAGCATGGGGATTCAAATTTAATACTCTTCAAGAGTTTGATGAGTTTAGCGAAGGCGCCGACAAGAACACAGGAATGTCTGGCGTTGATGGCGATGATGAAGATGATACCTATATGGGTCATATCAAAGAAACCGGCGCAAAAGACGACGGCGAGTCCAAAGGCGATAAAGGCAAGGACAAAGACGATCCAAAAGCACGCGACTATACAGACGGCGGCGATCGCAAGGGTGATGAATCCAAAACTCACAAGGGTGAGAAGGACTACACTACCAAGAAAGGCGATAAACTTAAAACTAGTGGAAAGGGCCGCGGAGAAAAGAAGGGCGATGAGGCTTACGTAAACGAAGGTGATACTGGTGCTTCCAAAGGCGATGATTCTAAAACCCATCCCGGCGAGAAAGATTATACCACCAAAAAAGACGATGAGCTTAAGCACAGCGGCAAAGGCCGCGGCGAGAAGAAAGGTGACAAGGCTTATGTCAACGAAGACAGTGGCGAGGAAGAAGGTCATCACTACGATGATAATAGAATGAGCGATGATGATCACATTAAAGCCATTGAGCACCACTTAGATGCATTGCGTCATGACAGGGATTATGATGACGATCACATCGATGAGAGTGCTAGAGGTCGCCGGCGCACTGCTTCAGTAGATCCAACGCGCGATGACGAACGAACAAGAGCGCTCGAAGAAGATGATATCGAAGAAGCAGGAATGATGAAGACTCAGGCGCGCCGAAAGCCGCGCGGAGTGAGCGCAAGAGGACAAGGTACCAACAGCCCAACTCAAGATCTTAGAACAACTCGTAGAGAACCCGAAGCGGAGGAAGACGAGGAGCAGGATGTTGCACAAGTGGCAGAAAGCTCAATGACCAAGGATCAGATTAGAGAGGCTCTTCGGAAAGTGTTGGCTTCGTTGACAAAATAAGGTACAATCAACATGAAAGGCAAATCTAAAAATTGAGACAAGATTTGAACTCAAAAAACTTAGAAATAAGTTTATACGCAATTTATTACGAATCCAACAAATGGGAGGTGGCGACGTGTCTTTAAATTCAGACTGGAGAGATTTTCTTAATGAAAACCTAGACGAAAAAACAATCTTTACCTATATTCAAGGTCTCCAAGAGATAATTTCCAATCTTAAGCCTAGGACTATGACTGAAAAAAGAAGATTGTCGCTAGCCAACCAGCACTTGAGAGAAGTAAAGCGTTATGCTCGAAGATTGCAAAACGAAGTGATTACCTTGAATGAGAAATTGAATATTATAGAAGAAAACCAAACCGGAGATGAATAATGGGTGGTGCGGCTGGACACATGAATCATCCATTCGATCTCGGATGGGTCAATACTGGAAACGATCTCTTAGATTTCTTTGAGAGGGCTGCTACTTTCGTAGAAAAGGAAGGCGCCGGTGCAGTCAAGATTGACGGCGTTAATGTGTCTTTTAAGGTTGTTGGGGGAGATGGGATTCCAAAACAATTTGCTGTTGATCGCGGATCATTGAAGAACATCGATATCGAAGGTATCACCATGGGTCGGATCGACGATAGATTTCCGGAAGGTCACGGCATGCGGCCGGCTATACGGACACTTCTTACGATTTTAAATACAGCAATTGATGACATAAGACCAGAACTAGAGGCATTAGGTATGTGGGGCGACCCATCTATGTTTCTTAATACAGAATATGTAGAAGGAACAACCAATGTAACCGAATATGATGAAAATTTTCTAGCTATTCATGGTCTCAATCAATTTTATCAACGTACAGCTAAATCGGGACCCAGCAAAGGAAACACGAGACCGGGAGCAGAAAGACCTTCGGATGAGAAAGCTCCGAGTGTGGAAATCGCATATGATCCGAAAACAATGCAAAAACTTATTGATAAATTAAACCCAACGGCAAATGAGTATGGTTTCCAAGTATATGGATCTGTTCCCACGCAGCGCGCTGAAGAAACAGACATAGATTATTCTTCTGTTCTTAACGAACCATTCACGGTTAGAGTGTCAGAAGACAGAGACATTACGAAGTCAATTAAAGAATGGCTCTCAGAAGCCTCTAATCCGCGCTACAACACCGTTAGACTCAAGAATGGTAAGAAGACTCACGCTCTGCACAAAGAGCTGTACAAAGCGATTCTAGACGGAAACATCCCTATAGTTGATTTAATCGAAGATGCTGATGCAGAATCCGCCATATATGGCGCTGTTATTATGCATGCAACTAGACTTTTAGGAAACATAGTACTTCAAGGGCTGACTAGTCCCATGGGGAACGTGATGGATCATGAGGGTGTTGTTCTTCGTGATGATAAACTCTTTGGACCGGCGCCGGTAAAGGTTACCGGTGAATTCATTCTTGGCGGAATGGGATCGAACTTTCAAGCTGACACATCTTTACAAGAAGAAGAAGACGAAAATGAAGATCCTGTAGTGGATGCTGATTATGCTAAAACCATAGCTATTGTACCGGGTGCTTTTAAACCACCTCACAACGGACACCTAGCGATGGTGCGCGAATATGCAAGAATAGCAGACGAGGTAAAAGTGTTAATATCTCGCCCTACCAAGAGCGGCAGAACAATACCGGGAGGTAGGGAGATTACATCCGAAGATTCATTAGCAATCTGGGAACTACTGACTAGCGGTCTTGCAAATGTGGACGTCTCAATATCTGACCATGCATCTCCTCTTACTGCGGCATACGAGTATGTAGGGAGGGATGGACCACTCCAACCCGGCACTAAAGTGATATTAGGTGCAAGTACCAAAGGCAATGATGCACAAAGATGGAAAGATGCATCACAATATATTAAGGACGGCGTCGAACTGCTCGATCCTTTTAAGACAGCTGTTGAGCCAACGTTGCGCGCGGATGGAGTGCCTTTCAGTGCTACTGATATGCGCGAACTGCTAGGATTGGCTGCAGAGAGCGTCGAGGCTGTTGAAGAGCTGGAGGATTTTGTTGGGGAAGAAAACGTATTTGATGTACTATCAATATTAGGTCTGCACGCCGGCATGCAGGAAATGTCTTCTATGGGTGGCGGAGCTGTCCAAGGCGCCCCAGCAGCAAATGGGGGGCCATGGGCTGGTAGAAGCTTTAAGAAGTTCAACGACGAAGAAGAAAAAATGAGCAGACTTAAGACAAACGAAAATATAGATTTAAATATCATTGATGATGTGATGAGACTAATTATGGAAAAGGGTATATTACAATGAACCAAAAAGAAGAAAAAGCTCTTAGAGAAAATATAAGGCATTTGATCCGCCATGTCAAGCAAAAAAAGCTCAACGAGGAAAGTGATCTGCGGAAGGTGATCCGCGGATTTATGGATCATGAATTGCAGGCTTTAATAAAAGAAGCTTCAGTACCAGACGTTGATCCTGTTCCGAACAAGTCGACTGGAATTAATGTATTGGAGGAACTCCTTAAGAAGATTATACCAGTTTTGGAAGTAGATTACAAGTCCTTAACTACAAATACTGAACAAAGAGATTCATTTCGTTCTCACATCATTAATGCTGTGGTCAACACCCTCACGCCGGCACGTATAAATACTGATGCCGGTGATGAAGAAGCCGCGGCAGACTTGCAAGAAATAGACATGGAAGAAGAGATCGACGTCGAGATCGGTGACGATGGTGGTGACGATAAGTTTATCGATATTCGGACCGATGCAGAAAAATCAGCCGAAGAAGACGAAGAAGAAGAGGCGGATCCGCGAGATGACTTTGGCGCTGGTGTCGACGGAGACGAAACCGGTCGTAACGTTGCTTTTCAGTGTTTTAAGAAAGTTGAAAGTAGTGTTATTGATTCTTATGAATTGCTTTCAGATCCTGAAGATCAAGAATTATTTTATGACTATTTAATTGCTAACCTCAAGTTATACTTCGACAAATTCGAAGGTGAACTTTCATCTTCAGTAGATGAGCCTACAAATCAAGCCTATGATATGGCAAAATCAGATACAGGTACAGATGCGCCGTCCGATGAAGGCGATCTGGAGCTAGATTTTTAGGAGAATAAATTATGTCAGATACCCCACTGTATGATGAAATAGTGGCGCTCGAGCCTCTCAATGATGTTGAGGAATTAGCAGATGCCTTTGGAGTTATATTAGGAGTACCGGGAATGGAGCTACAATATGCTGATATCGATTGGTCGAGCATGCCGATTGCGCAAAGATCTAAAGCAAAAGAAGGAATGCAGAGTGCGATCGACACATTAAAAGATCAAGCCATGGCACAAGCCGAAGCTATTCGCAATTATATTGAAAAGCTTAGAGATAATGGAGCTTTATCTGGTGATACCACTAAAGATATTGATTAATTTATATTTTTTTACTTGACAAAATTCCATAAACTTATTAAACTAAAGTTGTGTTCTGCTTGTGACAGTTATGAAAGCAAAAAGAAATATTACAACAATTAATAAAAGCATAATCAATAGACTGAAAGATCAGTACATAATAGACGATCATTCCCTATCGCAGATAGGTGACATGTCACTAGAAGATCTAATCGCAGTCAAATTAGAATTATCTGCAGCTAATATGAACAATAGACCATATGGATTTGACATATGGAGAAATTCGATATATATTATTAAAGAAGCTTTATTGAAATTTGCCATATCTACGACTAAATCTAAAAAAGATGCAGCTAGATTTTTAGGATTAACCTATACAGAATTTAAAAAGGTTATGAAAACATACAAAGTAAAAGATTATTTTACAGATGATATTTGAAATCCAAAACCATTCGGTATAAAAACTATTATATAACAGGGGCTCCATATCTATCATGAGCCACTTAGCCGAGCGAGGTTAGATTAAATCAACTGTAGATCAGCTGTGGTGAGCAAAAGATCCACATCCGGATGTATTTTTTTAAAAAAAGCCTAATTATTGTTGAGGTACCTATGAAAAATATATTTTTTTTACTTGGGCTTTTGACCGCATGTGGTTGTGAGCCTTCAGAATTAGACGTCAAACCTGGGAAAGTTGATACTGGCAACAAAACCGCAGCCCAAGCGGATCCGGTAGGAGTAATCCCCGCAGACGATTGCCAACAAATAGATATTGGCGATAAAGCATGCAATTTTAGACTAACCGATCAAAATGGACTGACTTGGGACTTGTATCAACACGAAGGTGAAGTGATTGTCCTTGACTTTTCCACAGTTTGGTGTTATCCTTGTCAAATGGCAGGTCATCACGCACAACCACTTCAAGATGAATTTGCCGCCGACGGCGTACAATTTGTCACCATTCTTCTCGATGGAGCCACTAGTGGCATACCACCTACCGAGCAAGAAATAGATTACTGGGTAGCACAACACGGCATCACAACCGCACCTATCCTGCAAGGTAGCAGAGATAAAATGTTAGATTCACAAGACGGCTCAATTCCAGCAGAAGAATTGGGAGTAACTGGATATCTTTTAAGTGGATATCCCACTTATTTATATATCGGGAGAGATATGAAATTCATTGGTGGTCATGTCGGATTTAGTGAAGAGTACGTAAGAGAAAAAATTCAAGGAGCACTATAGTGTGGAAAATATACAAATGGAATGGCCATTATATTCAAGGCGATTTAATAAGCAAACATTCAAGTGAGGATGCTGCGCTTAAAAAAGCCGCAAAAGAGATTGGTTTTACTTTCGTAGAAAAAGTAAAGCGCGGTAAAGAAACTCTCATTTGGTTAGACGGTAAGGATTATACGCCATTAGGTGTTATAGTAAAAAAATCAAGATAAGGGGATGCCACGGCTTCGACATGGCAAGGAAGAAAAATAGTGCAAGCAGGTTAGACACGACCTTAACAGTTCAAAAACAATAGTTGCAAATAACAACAACCATTTCGAACAGCGCTTAGCTGCTTAGTAGGGAGGCTGATTAGAGCCTTCTATCCAATCTAATCAAAACAACAGATAAGTTGTAAAAATCAAAACATTTATCGCAACAGGGTGGTAAGCGATATCTTATAACCATCTATCTTTGTCAGTGGGTGATAGTAAACTGACTAAGCTTGTGAATGACTACAATTAGACTTGTTATGGACGCGGGTTCGACTCCCGCCATCTCCACCATTTAAAGGAAGTACAGATATATGTTTAAAAATTGGTTTAAGAAAAAGAAAAAAACAGAGAGAAATCTATTTCTCCAACACGAAACGCAAGATGCAATAGAAGAATCCCTTTGGGAAATCAAAGAAGAATACGATCTACCTACAGAAGAAGTTCTAAATATGGTAAAATCTAAAAGAGAGAATCTTGACCACATGCATGAGATGCTCTCAAAAAAAGAAAAATATGAATAAGGAGAAAATATGAACTGGTTTACACAGAAATTAGTAGAACTACAAACTTTGTTTTTAGGCTCATCAAAGCCTCAAGTTAAAAGTGTACCTACGGTAACTAATCTCGATACTCTCAAGGTTGTTGAATTGCGATCATTAGCGAAAGAGAGAGGACTCAGAGGCTACACCTCACTAAGAAAAGCAGAATTAATAAAAATGCTACAACAAAATTGAACTTCTTCATATGTACTTATGACAACAAAACAAAGGAGTTTGGGGGTTTTATGTTTAAAATAGCCTTTTTTGCAATGCTTTTATCATCTTGTGTGAAGCATATACCTACTGAACAAGGTATTCATGGATATGCCGGAGAGAATTTTGTCTCCACCAATAGTCCATGCATGGACGGCGTAATAGTTGCAGTTGACCGCAGCTGCGCAGTCCCCATGACAATGGAGCAGACAGGCCCATATGTAATGATACAATGTTCTGAGGTGAGAAAAAATATGGCACCATGGAATGAGTATAATGTGATAGTAATTATCGATCCTCGCGAACCGGATCCAGACACAGGAAATATGACCTGTGCCGATCCTTATTCGCGGGTATATATTCAAAAGCGCCCATGATGTAAAAAGTGAAATTAAAGATAGCATTTTATAAAGGAAAAGGAAACTTTATTAATGCTATTGTGCGGTGGTGGACAAATAGCAAATATTCTCATGCTGAACTGATATTGCCCGACGGAACCACGTGGATAGGGATCAGCCCATTTATTAAATCCCAAGTAACAGATCGAATTGTTGTAGAGTATGATTATAGCAAGTGGGATTTTATCGAGATAGAGGCAACTCCCGAACAACTACGTGTCATTATGGATTTTTATGAGGACACCAAGGGCGATGGCTACGACTGGATGGGCATGCTGTTGTCTCAATTTTTGCCTTGCCGCATAAAGCACAGAAAAAGATGGTATTGTAGTGAGTGGATAGCCTATGCACTTAGAATTGCGTGCGTTTTTGATTGGCGCACGATCCGAATATATGATAGAAAAGATCTATCTCCTGCAGTTTTGTATAATTTAGTACACAGGATTGAAAAAAAAGTTTAATATAAAAATAAGCTTGGAGAAAAAATGAGTAGAAAAGCACCTCATCGTAAATTTAGGCGCCGACGTAAAGCCGGCTCTAAAAGGCGCGCTAATCGCCGCAATGCAAGACGTAAATAAAATATAAATATTAAGGAAAAAACATGGTTATACATAAAGAGATGTTTGATGAAGACGCACGCCCAACTATTATGGTTAGTGGAGGTTTTGATCCCGTACATGTCGGACACATTAGGATGATAAGAGCAGCTGCAGAATATGGAGATGTTATTATCATAGCCAATTCAGATGCGTGGCTACACAGGAAGAAAGGATTCCACTTCATGGATTTTCAATCTAGACATGAGATTTTAGATTCCATCAAGGGTGTGATTCTAGTTGATTCTGTCGACGACTCAGATGGCACCGTTTGTGGTGCTCTGCGGCGCCATAAACCAACTTATTTTGCAAATGGTGGCGATAGAGGGAAAAATAACACTCCCGAAGCCCAATTATGCAGAGAACTTGGAATTGAGCTTCTATGGGGGATCGGCGGGGAAGAAAAAGTAGAAAGCTCCTCAGATTTAGTTGAAAAAACTAGAACTTTCGAAACACCACCAAATCGGAACACACCCAAACATTCTGGAAGATAAGGCTGTATCTGTTCATACAGCATAGTTACAGTGATGACACAGATGAAAACATTGAAGTTAGATTCCTCTTTTCGACCGGTCGACGTGATAGATGCTGTTGAGGCTTTGGTTCTTTGTATCGTGGGTAAAGCCAAATCAATTGAATTATATAACAGTTGTATAAACTCGGTTTCAGACCGGTTCCAACTTCCAGCAGTCATAGTATTAAATAGGTATGTTAAATTTAGATATACATCGGTAGTTTGCAATAGAAAAAATGTGTTTATTCGAGATAACCATCAGTGTCAATATTGTGGCCAGCATTTTAAATCAGAAAATTTAACCTTAGATCACGTTGTTCCAAAATCAAAAGGCGGAGGCAATAATTGGAAAAATATAGTGACTGCCTGCAAACGTTGCAATCAGAAAAAAGGAAATTCGCTAATATCGGAATGCGGAATGAAAACCCTCAAAGCCCCCAAGGCGCCAAAAGTCTCAGTACTGAGAATGATAGAAAAAGAACAGATAAATCCGCGTTGGAAAAATTATTTGTGGGATTTTAGTTGACAGAGAGTCAAACCGGTGTTACAATATATTTATTGCCTCTTAGCTCAGTTGGCAGAGCAAGTGACTGTTAATCACTGGGTCCGCGGTTCAAGTCCGCGAGGGGCAGCCAGAGTAAATTATGTGGTATAATTTTTTTAAAAAAGGAGAAGAAGAAATGCCTACATCAAAAAGCAGCGATCAGCAGCTGCTAAAACTACAAGAGTCGCTGGATGAAACTCGCACACAGTTGTCAGATGTTCTTTTCAGGCTTACAGTTTTGCGTGATGATTTTGAAGAATTGAAAAGCGATACTGTTAGGTTCCGAGAGGACGCAATAGACAATATTAACCAACTTCACGGGAGAAAGAGATAATGAGCAAAGCTAGACACGGTGACAGAGTCACTGTCCACTACATTGGAACATTCAATGATGGAAGAGAGTTTGATAATTCTCATAAAAGAGGAAATCCGATTTCTTTTTCCCTTGGAGAAGGAAAAGTCATTAAAGGCTTTGAACAGGCAGTTGCAGGACTGTCTACCAGCGCCAAGACAACCATCAAGCTGGCACCTGAAGATGCATATGGTCCAATCAATCCGGACGCAGTAATCGAGGTAGAAAAGTCCCGATTCCCGGAAGATTTTGTTTTTGTTAAGGAAGGCTTCGTGCGCTCTTTCAATCAGCAAGGTCGACCAGTCTTCGGAAGAATCACTGAGGTCAAAGACGAAGCAGTAATTTTAGATGTCAATCATCCGCTGGCTGGTAAGGAGTTGAATTTTCAAATTGAGGTTGTTGATGTCAAGAGGACAATAACAAACAAAGAAGCCAATCAGGAAATTATTGATAATCCGGAGTTCGCATTGGGAAACTGGAATGCGAAGATGAAAAAGACAGAACTCTTAAATATCGCTAAAAAGTGCGGTTTGACCACCGTTAATACTAGATCGACCAAGGCTCAAATAATTGAGGCTCTCTCAACTCAGGATAGAAGTTAAATGCAATTTTACCCACAACATTATTATGGCTTTATTGTAAATGAAGAAATAGCCGAGCGACTCAAATTAAATGAAGCCTATGATACCTACGAGATGAGCTACGATGAGGAGCCATTTTTTAATGAGTTTGAATCAAAATTTGGAATCGAACCATACAAGTTTGCAGACACTACCTACGAACGTGGTGGCTATGTACAGGGATTGAGTGGTTTTGAGTGGGATAAAACATATTTGTGCTTTGACCCGTCTCAGGTGGGTGATGATAAATGGGAAAAAATGTTGATCAATCTATCAGATATGGGAGTTGATGTTGCAGAAGGTCATTGGTCCGAATTAGGATAATGACATGTCTTTGTTAATGAAACCTTCCTATTTACTGTAGGAGGGTTTTATTATGAAAAATTGTAATGAATGCGCATGTCCATGTCCGTGTCAATGTGAATGTTGTTGCGGCTAATTTGCGCTGTTCTGCTCGTCTTACAAGTAGGACATGGTTGTCGGCTTACCTAGCTTATGGCAGAAAAGTCGTTTATTGGGGTGAAGCGCCACAGGCAGGTGCACCGGGTTGTTA